AAAAGCTTTCACCGCAGAGTACGCAGAGTCTCGCAGAGTAAAACCAGAATCTTGAGTGGGGTGGTGATATGAAAATAAACAGAAATTGCGAATGCACGGCAGAGGATATGACTGGCTGGGTTGGAATTAAATGCTGCAATCTGTGCGGCTTGCCGGTGCGGGGTGAATCATTGGCGTTTGATTCGCCGTGGCTGGATGCGAATCTGGTTAAGCCGGAAAAATCATGTTTGGCATTTTATCGCAACAGACTGGGCAAACGGCGGTTGGTGAAGGCGTTTTATGCCAAAAAATTTGAAATGGAAGCTGATATTTATTGGGATGACGGATATGAAGGATGCGATTATGACGAAGAAAGCGATACGTATTATGTCGCTGAGGGCTGGTATGAGGAAATTGACAATTGGGATGACCTGTCTTTTATCTCAATCACAGAGGGAACAGTGACGCACTGGATGCCGTTGCCTGTGATGCCGGAGGCGGAATAATGCCGATCGCGAATCCTGAGAAAACAGCAAAAATGAAACAGGCCGTAGCCGAAGTACTGGCCGGGCGCATGGATCACAAACAAGCCGCGCGCGCATTCGATCTGCACTGGCGCTCGGTCGCCAATGCCGTCACCCGCGCCCGCCGATCCCGCCGCATCCCCGGCCTGCATCCGGCGCTGAGGTTGTTTGCATGAGCGGCAATGATATCGGCATCATCGGATTTGATCATGAACGGGGTGATGATGTTGACCCGGTGAACCATCCCGAACACTACACCAGCCACCCGTCCGGGATTGAGTGCATTCAGATCACCGAGCACATGGGGTTTAATCTCGGCAACGCCGTGAAATATATCTGGCGCGCGGATTTGAAAGGCAACGCGGTGGAGGATCTGGAAAAAGCAGCATGGTATCTCCAGCGCGAACTGGATCGCAGGGGGCAGGCTTGAGCGTCGCCATCCGACCGATCCAGTGGCGCACGGCGAGTCTGCGTCCGGTGGCGATGCCGAGTGTGCGCTGCCCGCGCGTGCATCAGATCGGCAGCGAGGGCGTGCATACCGAATGGCTCGGTTGCAGCCATTGCCTGGGCTGCGCCCTGATGCACGGCATGAAAATCGACGGGCAACAACAAACAGGAGAGGTGAGGTGTGCAGGATGAATGAAATCACCCAGGCGGAATTTGCGCGGCGGAATGGTTGGAGCCGGTCGCATGTCACCGGGCTGAAACATGCCGGGCGGCTGGTGATGACCGATGATGGCAAGCGGGTGCTGGTGAAAGAGTCGATTGAGCTTTTGAAAAATGAGTCCGTTCGCCCTGATGTCAAACAGCGTATTGATGATGAAAGGCATGTCGATGAGGCCGATAATGATGGGGAAGCTGATGATAATCTAGCGGAAGGCAGGACACGCCTTGAGATATCGCGACTCAAGGCTGAAGCCGTGTTGCGGAAAGAGCTGGCTGCGGCAGAGCTGCGGGAAATTGAGCTGAAAAGCTTGAAGGGCAGTCTTTTGCGGCGCGACGAAGTTGAGCACGCTTTTACTGTGGCCCTGTCTTCACTGGATGGCGCTCTGGATAATTTTAGAGCGCGAGCGTGTATGGAGTTTGCGGCCGAAAGCGATGCTGATGCGATTTATGTTATGATGGCAGAGCATCACGAAAAAATGAAAGAAGATTTTTGCAACAGGCTGGCGGAATATAAGCGAGGAATCGACGATGACGCCTGATGGTTTCACGAGCGGCGTCGTTGCCGCTTTGGACGCAGCCATTCGTGGCTTCAGCAAGAGGAAACGCATGAGTGTTTCCGAGTGGGCTGATAGCTACCGTGTTCTGACTGAAAAAGGCTCTCCGGAGCCGGGGCGCTGGCGCACGTCGCGCAACCCGATGCTGCGGGAGATCATGGATTGTCTTTCAGAACATTCTTCGGTTCGTGATATCACCATCATGAAAGCCTCTCAGGTCGGTGTTACCGAGGGGCCATTTGTGGCGACTGTTGGTTATTACATGGCGCACACGCCTTCATCGATTATGGTGTTGATGCCTACGATTGTGTCGCGAAATAAGTGGCGCGTCCAGAAACTCCAGCCGATGCTTGATCATACCGATTGTGTTAAAGAGCTGATTGACGAGCGCGCTTTTTCAGCCAAAAAAACACAGGATATTATTGATTGTGCTAACAATGCCCTGCTCTATCTCGCTGGTGGCAATTCGCGGTCAAGTTACGATCAGGCGTCTATTCGGGTATTGCTGATGGATGATCTTGACAGGTTTCCGCCATTCATTAAAGACGAAGGCGACCCGGTCAGTCTCGGGAAAACTCGGCTGAAAGCGTTTGATCGAACCTATAAGTTTTTACGCGCCAGTACCCCGACAGTTGAGGGTTACAGCCTCATTCAAAGAGAATATGAGGCAGGTGATCAGCGGGAATATCATGTGCAATGCCCTCATTGCGCCGAATATATTGTGCTGAAAATGGAACAGCTGTTTGCCGATGAAAATCTAACGGAGGCGTGGTATGTCTGCGAGCATTGCGGGTCTGAGATTCAGGAGGCCCAGAAAACTGAAATGTTGCGTGAAAGGGGGTATGGAGGGACTGCTCACTGGCGGCCAAAATACCCGCAGCGGAAAAAGCATCGCAGTTATCACATCAGTAGCCTGAATGCGCCGCTCGGCCTCGGACCGTCATGGGTTAGTCTTGTAAAACAGGCGCGTGAAGCGGAAGAAGAGGATGATGAAGGCAAAAAGCAGGTGCATTGCAATTCCAATCTGGGGTTGCCGTACAGTAGCGAGGTGACCAAGTTAGAAACACATGAGTTGATGAGGCGCGCCAGCGAGGATGTTTATCAGATGGGTGATATCCCGCCGGGCTACCTGGTGGTGACTATGGGTGTGGATACGCAGGATGGATGGCTAGAGTATGTAAAGATGGGATGGGGGTATGATCATGAAATGGGCGAAAGGCGATATTGCATCATTGATCACGGTCAGATCGTCGGTGATACAACCGGGTCTGGTGTGTGGGATGAGTTGGAGGCAGAGGTCAATAGACCGATACTCAACAGCTATGGAAAAAGCATAATGATCAAAGCTGTAGCGGTAGATAGTCGCGGGCACAGGGCTGAGCAGGTGCGCAATTTCGTCATGCGCGACACATTGAAGGTGAAGGTATATGCCATTCAGGGCGCGACGGGAACAATGTATAAGGCCATTGCATCTACGGGTAGCTACAGGACAAAGAATGCGCGGGGTAAAATTGTAAGGCGCGGGTATTGCACATGGAACGTCGGAACGGTTTATTGTAAAAGCAATATCTATAAGCGGTTGGCCAGCGATGGAACTAGGCCGGTATCGGAGCGTTTTTTTCGTTTTCCGGATGGCTTGAATGAGTCTTTTTATAATGGACTGCTGTCTGAGACCTATGTGGAGAGCAAGAAAAAGTATGTGGTCAAAAAGGGCGCAAAATACAAACGCAACGAACCACTTGATTGCACTGTCTATGCTTGGGCGATTGGTGATCATGTTGAGGTGAGGTTAGGCCGCACTGTAAAAGGGAAAGAGTACCCGCGCTACTGGCAGCGCCTGGCCGACATGCTCGAACCGGCGGACGCGCAGCCGCTGGAAACAGACACGGACGCTGATGGCGGCGGCGATAACAGTGACGATAACGGCTCCGGCCAGTCAGCGGCGCGCAAGCACGGCCTGCGACGCCGCAAACGCAGACGCAGGGGCGGTGGCTTTGTGGGTAAATTCTAAAGGATGCCTGAAAACGACATCGTCTCCGACATCATCCAGCGCCTGGCTGAATCGCTGGGGGCTGAGATCGTGCCGCCGGAAGTTTTGATGCGCATTGAGGTGGAAATCCGCCGCGACTGGGCCGGCGACACGGTGTATGTCAAAGCCAATCGGACGCAGCATCGCAATGCCGATCTGTTGCAGAAATACCGCCAGGGCTGGAGCGTGGATCGCCTCGCCGCCCGCTACGGCCTGACCCCGCGACGCATCCGCCAGATTATCAACTGCCGGAAATAACCTGTACCATATTGCCACACAAAAAAATAATGCAAAAAAGCGCTTGACTTAATTACGCCAAAAGCGTAAGATGCACCTATCCCGAGAGGGAAGTCAAAGCGGCACGGGGTGCGGGAGATTAAAATGAAATTATACACAAACTATGAGGTTCTGCTAAGCGGGGATGATCCAGTTCAAATTTACAAAAACAACGGAAAAAAAATTGCAGTTGTTACCTTAAATCAAGTAAAAAAAGCCCTAAACAATAATGGGGCGCAAGTAGTCATTGATGCAGGTTGTAAAAGGTTTGGTTTCATGCGTGAAGATGTCGTTGCATTTATAAAAAAATACACGAATGAGAATACAGACTTTCACACATTTAATGAAAACATGAATAGATTGAGGGGGATTTAAGATGGTAGAACAATACCGGTTAGAAAATGAGTCTGTGTATGAATATGATTACGACGCAGATGCTTATATTTTCATAGGCAATTTGAACGGAGAAAGCTTTGATGATTTCATCGAAGCTTATGAACATGGTGAATCATGAGTGTTATAAAAGCCGCCCGTGCCGCGATGGGAATGAGCCAACCAGCATTCGGTGCGTGGCTGTCGGATAAAATCGGGCGCGCCGAACCGATCCCGGCAAGTCGGATTTCGGAATGGGAGTCCGGCAAACGCTCCCCGCGCAAAAACGTGAGGGACGCCTGCCTGCCGGTTGTCGCCGGTGAAATCGCAAGCGATGCTGTATTTCAGGTGGCCGGGGTGTTCCGGGTTGCTGGCGTTGATGTGCTGAGCATCACGCTATCGCCCGAAATGAAGGCTGTGAAAGACGGCATTAAAAACAGAATCATGGAAGAAACATCTTAAGCTTTTGACTTTCCTCTGCAAAACAAAGTGAAACGTTTACCCTAAAAAGTTTCCTCCGGCGGGTTTTGAATGACGCGCCATGGGGATTCCGACCAGCGCGCCGCGCTCATTTTTTGCAGGCGACACCGTCAAATGGCTGGTGTCCGCGCCTGATTATCTGCCTGCCAACGGCTGGTCGCTGGATGTCAACCTGACCAGTGCCGCCGGCAATCACAGCGTCACATCCACCGACAACGGCGATGACCGCCACCTGATCACCTTCCCCGTCGCTGTCACCACGGCCATCGCCGCCGGTGATTACACCCTGACCATTGCCGCTACAGACGGCACCGAGCGATTTACCATCCAGACCGGCAACATCACCGTGCGCCCGAATCTGCAGAGCGTTGCCGATGGCCGCTCGGATGTAAAAAAGGGGCTGGATAAAATTAACGCGTGGCTTGGTGGGGACAAGAGCCCGGAAGTTGCAAAATATATGATAGCAGGCCGATCTATGGAGTCATGGCCGCTGGAAGATTTGAGGAAGCATCGGAACTATCTAAAGAGGGAATTCGTTGTTGAGCTAAACTCCGGCCCTGGCAAAAAGCCACATCGCCGCCGCCTGCTGACCAGGATGGCCGGCTGATGGACGTGCAGGCAATCAAATTGCGCTCCGATCTGACGATCGGGCAGGAGAATCCGCAACGCGAGCAAGGCTCCCGCATTCTGAATGCGTGGCTGGCCGAGCGCAGACTGAATGAACGGGCTGCCACCGCATCCACATCGGGGCGCAAAATAAAAACAGGCAGGCGTAATTATGCCGGCGCTGCCATTTCCCGGCTGAATTCCGGCTGGGGAACCGTGCCGACGCCGCCGAACTGGCATATCTGGCAGGGCCTGCAGTCCCTGCGCACCCGCTCCCGCGAACAGTCGCGCAATAATGATTATGCACGCCGCTTTATCGCCATGGTCAAATCCAACATCATCGGCCCGAACGGCATCATCATGCAGTCGAAAGCCGCCGATCCGGACGGTCAGGCTGATAAACTGGCACAGGATGCCATCGAATCGACATGGGGCGAATGGTCGCGCTACTGCGATGCCGCCGGTCGGCTGACGCTGACGGAAATGTGCCGCCTGATTATCGCCACCGTAGCCGTGGACGGCGAATGCCTGGTGCGGCGCGTCAATGCCGGCCCGTATGCGTTTCAGTTGAAATTGATTGACCCGGAACTGCTCGATATCCGCTACAACGAAACCCGCCCCGGCGGCAACCGCGTCCGCATGGGTGTGGAAATGGATAAACACGGCAAGCCGCTGGCTTATTACCTGCTGGATGACGCTCACGCCGATCTCTACCAGTCCAGCTATTACACGGGCAAACATATCCGCGTGCCAGCCGATGAGATACTGCACCTGTATCTGCCGGAAATGATCGATCAGTCGCGCGGCGTGCCGTGGATGGCATCGGCGCTGGTGCGCATGAAAAACCTGCACGGATACGAAGAGGCTGCCGTGATTGCATCGCGCATCGGCGCATCGAAGATGGGGTTTTTCCATGCCGCCGATGGCGAAGGCCCCGAGGCGCTGGCCGATGATGAAACCCCGGACGGCGAATTCATTCAGGATGCCGAGCCGGGCGCGTTTGAGGTGTTGCCTGAAGGCTATGATTTCACCGCCTTCAACCCCGATTATCCGCATCAGCAGTTCGGCGACTTCGTCAAAGCCACTTTGCGCGGCATCGCATCCGGCCTCGGTGTGGCCTACAACGGTCTGGCCAACGATCTGGAGGGCGTCAATTTCTCATCCATCCGCGCCGGCGTACTCGAAGAGCGCGAACAGTGGAAAACATTACAGCAATGGTTCATCGATGCGTTTATGCGCCCGGTATTCGAGTCCTGGCTGGATATGCAACTGGCCATCGGCACGATCAGGGTGCCAACCAAGGCCGGCGTGCTCAAGCCGCTGCCGCAGGATCGCTTTGAAAAATTCCGCAAGGTTTCATTTCAGCCACGCCGCTGGGCATGGGTCGATCCGCTCAAGGATATGGCCGCCAACGAAAAATCAATCGAACTCGGGCTGAAATCCCGCTCCGAAATCATCCGCGACATGGGCCGCGATCCGGACGAGGTATGGGCAGAAATTCAGCGTGAAAACGAAACCATGGCCGCCATGGGTATCGATCTGCCTGCCGCTGCTGCAGCAGCCATGCAGCCTGCCGGCGCAAAATCATTGTTTGAATCCGAGCTGAGAGCTCAACAGGAGACAGAACATGCCTGATATCAACAAGAAAATCCTCAAACGCATGCAGGCCGAGCCGTTGCAGCGCGAATTCAGCATCGACAAACGCAGCATCGATGAGTCGGCCCGCACGGTCGAACTGTCATTTTCATCCGAATTACCGGTCGAGCGCTGGTTCGGCGATGAGATACTCGATCATGGCACCGGTGCCATGCGCATGAACCGACTCAATGATGGCGCTGCCCTGCTGATGGATCACAACGTCCGCGACCAGGTCGGGGTGATCGAATCAGCCCGTGTCGATGGCGACAGAGTCGGTCGCGCCGTGGTGCGTTTCTCCCGCGCCAAACGCGCCCAGGAGATTTTTCAGGACATCGTGGACGGCATCCGCTCGAAAGTGTCCGTCGGCTACCGCATCCATGAAGCCGTGCTGGAAAAAACCGGCGATGAGGGCGACACCTACCGGATTACCGACTGGGAACCGTTTGAGGTGTCGATGGTCAGCGTGCCCGCCGATGCCACGGTGGGCGTTGGCCGCTCAGCCGAACAGGCGGTGATTGATGCCGCCGATAAAGATGCACGATCCGAATCCGCAGCAGCGGGTAACAAGGCAGGCGCAATGCCTGAACAAAACTCAAAACGAGAGGAGGTTGTTATGCCAGGAGCAAACAACGAGGCAGCGCCCGCTGATCAGAATATTGATCTGGAAGCTGCACGCAAACAAGCCGGCGCTGACGCGCTGAAAGCAGACCGCAAGCGCGTGTCTGACATCGAATCCATCGGCGAGCGCGCCGAAAAGCAGCTCGGGCGCGATACCGTCGCCAAACTGGTGCGCGATGCCCGCCAGTCCGATACCACGGTGGACGCATTCCGCCAGACGATTTACGACGCCGTCATTGCCAAAGGCGCGGAACAGCGCAGCCCGTCTCTGGGCATGGGTGATAAGGAGGCCGGTTCGTTTTCGTTCCTGCGCCTGATGTCCGCCATGGCCGATCCGTCCAATACGGCGCTGCGTGAAGCGGCGGCATTTGAACTGGAAGTATGTGCGGAAACAGCCAAGCGCACGGGCCGCAAGGCCAAGGGAGCCATGATCCCGACCGATGTGCTGATGCGTGCTGTCGACACCACGGGGGCGGCATCCACCATCGCCACCGATACGCTGGCATCCAGCTTTATCGATCTTTTGCGCAATAAAATGCGCGTGCGCCAGCTGGGTGCCACCGTGTTGGGCGGTTTGTCCGGCAATATCAGCATTCCGCGTCAGAGCGGTGGTGCAACCGCTGCATGGGTGGCTGAAGGCGTAGCGCCGGCCCAGAGCACGCAAACCTTTGATTCGGTCACGCTGGCTCCGAACGGTGTCGCAGCTGAAACACAGGTCACCACCCAGACCCTGATCCAGTCATCTATCGATATGGAAGCGATGATCCGCAACGATATCGCAACGGTAATGGCGCTGGCCATCGACCTGGGCTGCATCAATGGCTCCGGTGCGGGCGGGCAGCCGACCGGCATCCTCAACACTGCTGGTATCGGCTCGGTTGCACTCGGTGCCAATGGCGCGGCGCTGACCAATGTCGATCCGCTGATTGATCTGGAGGCGGCGCTGTCCAATGTCAATGCCGATGAGGGCAGCCTGGCTTATCTGACCAACAGCCATGTCATAGCGGCGCTGAAGAAGCTGAAAACCACCACCGGAGAATACCTGTGGACCAACGAGGCAGCCGGTGATTATCCGTCCGCCACACTGGGCAGCATCAACGGTTATTCGGTCGCACGCTCTAATCAGGTGCCGAGTAATCTGAGCAAGGGCACCAGCGTTGGCGTGCTGTCCGCCATGATCTTCGGCAACTGGTCTGATCTGATCATCGGCGAATGGGGCGCGCTGGACTTGCAGGTTGATCCGTATACCGGCGGCATCGGTAATGTGAAGGTGAAAGCCCTGCAGTTCGTGGACTGTGCGGTTCGCCATCCTGAGTCGTTCGCGGCCATCACCGACATCGTCTGATGAGCGGCAGGGAGCGGCTTTCGGGTCGCTCCCTGAACTGATCATGCGATAACCACATGGAGGCTGTTATGCAAATTGAACTGAAACGCGCCTGTCTGATCGGCGGTAAACATCACGACATCGGCGATTCCGCCGAAGTAAACGAGCGCGATGCCCGCTATCTGATCGGCACCGGCGCGGCGACCGAAGCTGCAAAAAAGCCCGCACGCAAGCGCAAGGCGGCGGCTGAATAATGGCCCTGGTCGAAAATCGCGCCGCGTTTTTTGCGGATTTCGGGGTGCCCGCAACGATTGCGGGCAATCCCGTCAGCGTGATTTTCGATAATGAATATCTGGCGTCGCTGGGGGTGGAATCATCCAATCCGGTGGCGCTGGCCGATGATGCCGATGTGGTCGGCCTGGCGCACGGCGATGCCGTGGTGATCGGCGCGGTGAATTACACCGTGGCGGAAATCCAGCCGGACGGCACCGGATTCACGATCATCGAGCTGGAGAAAGTTTGATGCATAAACGCACCGCCATCCGCAACGCCGTGGTTGCAGCCCTCACCGGCTTAACCACCACCGGCGCGAATGTGTCGGTCGATCCGGTTTATGATCTGGATGCCGCCAACCTGCCTATGCTGGTGATCACCACCGGCGATGAATCGGTGGACATCGGTGCGCAGATCGGCGTGCGCACCTATCAGCGTGCATTGACGTTGAGCATTGAGGCTATCGCGAAAGCCAGAGTCGGGTTGGCTGATACGCTCGATCAGATCGCTCTGGAAGTGGAGGCGGCCATCAATACCGATCCCACACTGGCCGCTACGGCGCTGGATGCCGTACTCACATCAGTCCGGCAAAGCATGGAGAAAGGCAGCCAGCCGATTGGCCGCCTGTCGCTGGATTACGACATCACCTACGTGACGGAGGCATAACACCATGGCAACAAAACATGCATCGAAAAAAAACGAAAAAACAGACACCCGCGTCCCGGCATACGCCCCGCGCAAATCCGTCCAGGAGAATAAATCATGACCGTATCCGCACTGAACAAGGCCCTGCTGGGCAAAATCGAAACTACGCCGGGCACGGATGCCGTGCCAACGGCGGCGGCCAATGCCATCCGCATCATCACAGCCACCCCGAATCTGGATGTATCGCCGCTGGAATATGACGTGATCAAACAAACATGGGGCAAACTGGTTGGCCCGTCTGATGAGCGCGCCATGACACTGGAGGTGGAATTTTTCATGCGCTCAGGCGGCGGCCTGGGCATCACCCCGGATTTCGCCCCGATTGCACATGCCGCATCGCATACCGTCACCACCAATGCCGGTGTTTCAGTGTTGATCGATCCGATCACCGCGCTCGGTGCCGCCCGCCACACCGCCTCGTTTTATTATTATGAGGATGGTCTGCTTTATAAATTCATCGGCGCGGTCTGCACTGCATTTTCAGCGGATTTTCCGCTTGACGGGCTGATTCGCGGCAAGGCCACCATTGCCGCGCCGTTCCTGGCCCCGACCGCAGCGGCGCTGCCTGCCGGCTTGAATTATCAATCCAGCGATCCGATCCAACCGCGCCCTGCCGATGTCATCACTGATGCAGGCACGCCGATCCGTGTCGGAACATTCTCGTTTGATTCCGGCATTGCCGGTGCCGTGCGCCGCCTGATTGGCGGCGCTGAGGCCAATATCACGGGCCGTGATCGCTCGAAAATCACCATCAGCAAGGATTCGCTCGGCACCATCGGCGATATCACCCGACTGACCAACGTCACCGCCGGTGCATTTTCCGCCGTCATGGGCAACGCAGGCAATCGTCTCACCCTGTCCAGCGCCAAAGCATATTACGGAACGTTCAAATCTGAGGATCAGGACAAGTTGATGATGCGCACGATTGATTTACTGCTGGCTGAAACCAATGGCGACGACGCCTACCAGATTAAATTGGATTAAAGGTCGATCGAAAAGGCATCAGCCGCAGATGAACACGGATAAACACAGATAAAGACAAGCAAGTCTGCATCTTTGTGGCTGAGAAAATACTGCAGGAGAATCCATGGCACTAAAATTACTCACCCGCAAAGACACCCCGATCAAAGATGAAACCATGGGGCTGGAGGTGCGTTTCGGGCGTCTGATGCCTGAGCATATCGCCATCATCCAGGGCTTGTTGCAGACGGCTGAGACACGCAATGTCGCAGCCGTCAAGGTCGGCATGTTCGCCCTGCGTGAAATCATCTCGGAATTGTCGGTAAAGGGCGAATCCTACGATGCACTGTCGCTGGGTTTTAATCTGGATCCGCGCGATGATGATAATGCACAGTTCCTGATGGGTCTGACCGCCATCGTCATCAATGAATTGCTGGTCACCGACGAGGCAAAAAAAAAGCAGTCAGAGCCGCCCGCGCTTATTGGGGAGGCAAGCGATGCCTGAACTGCCCGAATTCCGAACGCGGCGGGCCGCATCCGTCGCGCTGTCGATCCAGCGACCATGTCGAATGGATTGCCGGGGTGGAATCCAATGATTGCCCGGTTATCGACATGCTCGAACTCTGGCCGGCATTCCGCGCCTATCAATTATTGCAACGCCATCACAGTTGGCCGCAAGCCGGCGGCTGGGCGGATCAATCGCCGCTGCTCATTGATATGGTCGAGATCATAGACGCATGGGAACCATCTCCAAGCCAGTAAAAATCGTCATTTTGGGCGACGCCAAAAATGCCCAGCAGGCATTTGACCAGGCGCGTGCCGCAGCTGCAACCACAGCCAAGGCCATGGCGGCATCGTTCGCCGCCGCCGGCGGGGCATTCGCCCTGATTGAGGGCTCGGTCATCAAGACCAGCGCCGAGTTCGAGAAATTCCGCACCCAGCTGGACACCATTGAAGGCTCCAGCAGCAAGGCCGCCGCGTCGATGGACTGGATTACCCAGTTCACCAAAAAAACACCGTTTGAACTGAATCAGGTCACAGATGCCTTTGTACAACTCAAGGCGTTCGGCATCGATCCGATTGCTAACGATTCACTCAAAATTCTCGGCAACACATCCGCCGCCATGGGGCGCACTCTGGATCAGGGCGTGCAGGCACTGGCCGATGCGGTCACAGGTGAATTCGAGCGCCTAAAAGAATTCGGCATCAAGGCGCGCACAGTCGGCGACCAGGTGCAGTTTTCCTACCAGCAGAATGGTCAGGAGATGGTCGCCACCGCCGATAAAACCAGCCAGCAGATGATTCAGGCCACCCTGCTCGGTATTTTTAATGATAAATATCAGGGAGGCATGGATAAGCTATCTGCAACATGGGACGGCATGACATCGAACATGGCCGACTCATGGACGATATTCCAGAAACAGATCGGCGATGCCGGCGCCTTCGGGGCTGCTAAAAATTCATTGGCGATCGTACTGGATGAACTACAGAAAAACGATGCAGAAGTCAAAGCCCTGGCCACCAATATTTCCGATGGCCTGGTAACGGCGATGGAGGCCGGCGTCACCGGCATTGCGCTCACGGCCAAAGGGTTCGCCGCCATGGGTGTGGCCGCTGATGGCGCGCGGGCGGCTGTTGATCTGGTCGCGCTCGGCGTGGTGGACACATTTGATGTGGCGCTATCCGGCCTGCAATCCTTTTATGATGCACTGGCGCATTTGCCGGGCAGTGTGGGACAACCCTATGCCCAGGCATCGAAGGATATCGCCACATTCCGCGCTGAGCTCGGGCATCTGGAAACAGGCATCAAACAGACTGGAGGCGAATCCACCGCAGCCCTGGTGGATGGCCTGGCAGGACTATCCGGCCAGTTTGATGCCATCGACAAAAAAGGGGTGAAATTTGTCAGCGCCATGGAAAAAGCGCGCGGGGCAGCCATCCCCTCCGGGGGTGCGGCTTCAGCCGCGCCGGGCGCGCCCTCATCCGCGCCGCCGTCATCTAAATCATCCGGCCCCAGTCCGGAGGTGGTCAAGGCCATGGCCGATGCAAAAAAAATCATCGATATCCATTCCGCCAAATTCCGCCAAATCCAGATACTCGGGCAGGCTGCGTTTGCCGATGAGCAGGATCGCCTGCTGGCCAAACAGGATGCCGATATCGCTGCCCTGGATGCCGAGCAACAGCGCATGCGTGATGCCGCCGCCGCTCAGGGTGCGAGCATGTCGGAAATCAGTAATCTGAATGATTATTATGATCAGCTAAAAATCGACCGGGCGCAGCAGACGGCAGATGCATTGGCAGCCATCGACGACCAGGCCACGCAGGACAAGCTGGCGCGCATCGCAGAGGGTGAACAGGCTGCCTATGATCTCAAAGCGCAGTTTCAGCAGCTGGTCACGGATAATCAGCAGGTCAATCTGGACGCCATGGCGTCGAATCTGGCGAAATACGCCAAGGTGTCGCAGCAGTGGGATAAATTCACGTTTGACCAAAAATTGCAATTTGCCTCAGCCGGACTCAGCGCGCTCTCTGGCCTGATGGCCAGCCACAGCCGCAAACAGTTCGAGGCCGGTAAAATCGCCGCCCAGGGCGAGAATGCAATCAACACCTATCTCGGCGCGACCAAGGCATATCAATCGCTTGCAGGCATCCCGGTTGTCGGGCCGTTCCTCGGTGCTGCCGCCGCAGCCGCTGTGGTGGCAGCGGGTATTTCAAATGCCCAGAAAATCAACAGTGCAAAAATGGGAGGCAGTACAGGCGGCGTGGCGGTGCCAGCCGTTTCCGCAGGTGGTGGTGGGGCAACACCTACGGCTCCAGTAAATCCGGCAACCGGCATCCCGCAGCAGAATCACCAGCAAACATCGAATATCGTCGTAAATCTGCACCCGCAATTTCTTGATGCTTCGCAGGTTACGCCGGAAAATATGCAGGCAATGGCGGACTCGCTCGCACCTGCATTACATGATGCGTTCGGGCGCGGTCAGCATCTCGCGGTTCAGGGAGCGTAATTCGTGGCAGATACTCCAATCATCGGATACAATAACCTGTTGACCGGCTCGAATTATACGCTGGTTTCAGGCACAGATGATTCGGCAGCGCCGTTGTCTGATGCTTGGTCATGGGATATGTCGCGTCCTGCGTTGCCGCGTGCTGATGCGTCCGGTGTATTGTCATTTACAGTTCCGGTGTCGTCCGGTGTTGGATATGGGTATGACGCCAGCGGGAATTATGTCGCGTATGGTGATCTAATTGGATATGGCGGGGTTGCTGTTGCGGATATAATCATATTGGGGGCGGCGAGGAATAACCCGTCCGGCGAGAGATTTCAAGGCGGAAGCATTCAGGTTATAGCCGATAATGTTGTGGTATTCTCACGCACAATTTACGAGCCGCGAAACGCATCTGTGATTTACAACATGACGCCGCACGCCGCACCGTCTGCATATACGATTACATTATCCGGCCTGACTCCTGACGCGACTGTTCGCATCCCGGAGTTATTCATCGGCCCGGCATTAAATATGCCGCGTCTGGATTATGGCATTGATTTCTATCCGGAGACATTCCATTCGACGTCATTTCCGGCGGTGTCTGGCAGGGTGATCCGGTCGCGGAAATTCGTTCGGGCAGAAGATAATTTGTCTTGGTCGAATATCGAACCGGAAATGGCTAATCAGATTAAAGTATTCGTTGAGACGGCACTGGAAACAGTGCGCCCGTTCTGGTTTTGTGCGTTCCCCGAATCGAAACCGACTGATTGTTACATGGGCATGCATATAGGCGACAGGGTACGCATGCCGATTGGTGCCGTGATGCGGATAGACAACTTCAAACTCAAGTTTCAGGAATCGCTCTGATGCTGGACGTGAGCGCGGAATTCTTGGCAGAGGCGGTGCGCGATGGTCACGAACCGCTGATATATATGGACATCTGGCCGGAAAAGGGGCCACAGCGCAGATTGACCAGCTCATCTGATTGGGCGGGTGCAAACGATCCGGCAGTTGCAATGGATAGTAATGTCTCCAGTACGCGCAAGCCCGGATCTCTCGTTTTGGCACAAGGTGTGTCATCGCCATTGACCGGATCAGCTTTTTATCTTGTATCGCATGTCATGGCATATCAAATTGATGTGCAGTCACATTGGCACACATCCGGGAACTGGCTAACAGGGACATATCTAGTTCATGATTATTTCTCTAAGGCGGTCGTAGTGTCCGACCCAGCCATCCTTCTGCCGTTCACATCTACCGGCACGTTTCTGGCAGATGGAATCCGCATCGTTGCACAGAATACGGGCAATTCGGCCACATCGGTCACTATCCGAATATTGGACAACACGGGCAATCAGGTCGGGCAGCGCGGACAAACTGCAATAGCGGCGGGCAGCGGTCAGGTTATGATTGATGTAACAGGACTGGCCGCATCATTGCGAAAAGGGGCGCGGTATCAGCTAGAGATCGGATATGTGGTGCCAGCGTCACCCGGCGTGCAGCTTGTCGCGTTGACATCATACACGGTCAATCTGACGGTATCATCGTATGATATAACCGGTTATGTACATACCATCGCGCTGTCTGACGGCAGCGGTTTCGTGATTGGCGGGCAAAATGGCTATCAGGCAACAGGCAGCGCAGTCCGGACGCTCGATGTTGCATCCGTTCCGGCGGGCACTGGCACAATAACATTCAGCGATATTGTTCCGGCAGGTGCAGACCCAACGACGATGACGGTGACGCTGTATTACACAGATTCGGCTGCGATTGCGATAGAGCCAACGCTGACAAACTGGACGCTTCATGGAGTGGTCGCCTCTGGTGATTCAATTCCGGCACATCGGTACTGGCGCGCGAAAATAGACATGACATCGAATTCGACAACAGATGAAACGCCGGAGATGCACGAAATTTATATATCATACGTTGGCAATGCCATGACATTTGGCAATCGTATGGAAACCGCGCTGGTCAATGGTGCAACTGATATATATCAGGTGAGCGTATATCCGGGGTTGGACTATATTACGACCGCCTCTGCTCAACTGGTGCCGAAACCGTCATCATCGATGGTTGGTCGCATGTCGATCATCATGTTGCCTGATCGTGCGGTCAATGGGCTTATGCATAAAAAGTTGCGCGGCAGGCCGGTCAGAATACGGGCAGGATATGCTGCATTATCTGAAACGGTAGAGATATATAGCGGCATAGTCAGGGATATGACATTCAATCGGGGAAAATACACGCTCACAGCGCATGACAGCATTGAACTCGCAGACGTATCGGTTCCGCGCACAAAAGCGGGCGCAGCGTGGTCGAGCGTTGCTGATTATGCGATTGGCGATACGGTAATTTACGGCACTAACTCATGGACGGCTCTGGTCGCGTCCGGCCCTGCAAACGGTGGCGCAATTACGCCGGGGACTGACCCTGCAGTGTGGCAGGACGCAGGCACGGTATGGCTGGACATCGGCTACACGGCTGCGACAAATGGCGGCGTGGATTGGCATCTTGCGGATATTGCACGTGATTTGATTGCAAACCGAATCAACATCCAATCACAGCATATTGATTTCGCATCGCTGGATGCAATGAAAACGCGCTGGCCGAATCGGACAGGTACACGGACATTGACCCGCCCGGTAAAGGCATTCGAGATGCTGTCTGAAATAGCCTGGTTGCTGGAAGCGCAATGGGCAGTCAGGGGCGGGCAGTTGACGCTCATACCGGAATCCATCGCGACAGACTTGCCGGTTGAGTTTGTCAGCCCGGATGACGTTGCGACAGGGCATGGGTACCGGCGCGGCTGGGCTGATCTGAAAAATGAGAGTCTTATTATCACTGGATATTCCGGATCAGGGACATCGGACGCGCAATTTTCAGGCGGCGAAGCGGTTGCAGATGTAACGAGCATATCAGATTACGACATGGTCGCTCTCGACACATTCCGCGACAAGTGGAACGTACCAACGCTCAATCCGACATCTACTCCGGTGCAGTGGATTGCTGGCATCACTATCGGCGTCGGAGCATGGATTACAAACGGAGGGGTCACGTATCTATGCACAGTGACGCATGCATCATCTGCAGTCACTGAACCGGGCGTTGGCGCGACATGGAGCAGCTATTACTCAAGCGACGAGTTGCAGACAATCAGCACGCACTTTGTATACCGCTGGAAAAATGGGCGGCGGGTTGTGACGGGGTGTAAATCTCAAATGCGGCTTTTGAGAATGGAGCCGGGGGACGTGACGATGTTTGATAGTCCGGAATTGCCGGAAGGCGACCCCGGCCCGTATAAGATGAGAGTATTAAAAAAAGACTTGAACTGGCAACGTCAACATCTGACTATGTCGTTCATTGAGGTGAATTGATATGTCAACAACAACTACACATCTGGGAATGGTAAAAAACGCAGACGGCGAATTCGGCTGGCAGCAAGATCAGCGGGATAATTTGGATATTCTCGATACAGTCGTTGGTCAGTTAAATAACCAAAATTCATTATCAGGTGTAGCTACAAGCGGGAGCGCGACAACATTAACAGATACAGGATTATCATTAGGAATAGACGCCTATGCGGCTGGAGTTATTACAATTTTCAGGAACGGATTGCCATTGCGTTCAGAGCGTGTTATTAGTAATACTGCCCAGACAATCACGTTCGTTTCTGGCGCATCTATTGCTAACGGAGATACGTATTCGTTGTATGTAGGCAATTCCGGGGTTCAGCCTGATGCGAATGGTGAAATAGTAGAACTACCATCTGGCGCAGCCGCACAGACAGCCGCAGGGCTTGGCGCAGGCTATAAGCGAGCGAATGGCACATGGGCAACTAGGGCGGCATCTTTATGGGCGAACTTTCCGCTCCAGACGTGGGCGGATAACCTTGTATCAGGCGTGGTGTACGATGTTAACCTGTCGGTAGTGCAGAATGGTCTACCGACAGGTTGGTGGCACATTGAAGTGCTAAGGCATCGTGGCGATCAGTCTAACAACCAATTTCGTGTCATTCGCGCAACGTCCTTTGGGGTGGGTAATTCAATAAATCGGGTATATCAGTCCACTAATGCCAATGGCGCATGGACACCATTTATATTGTCTGGTGGTGATGTAATGCTAGGTGTAGGGCAGACATGGCAGGATGTGACAGCATCCAGAGTACCAAATACCACCTACACAAACACAACTGGTAGGCCTATCGAAATTATGGTATATGGATATGGGACAGCAACATACAGCCGTTTCAATATCTTTATTAACGGAGCCTCTTTCAACGCTGTAACGTGTAACGCCTATGGCGCATTTACTATGATAATACCAAATAACGTATCGTATAGTTATACGATTACTTCAGCTTCAATTACAATGTGGTGGGAGTTAAGATAATGAGATATTTCAGAGACAGCAAGGGTGAAGTGTTCGCCTATGATAAGGAAGACCAGTCAGAGTTAGCTGATGATGCATTAAAAAAAGGGATGGTTGAGATTACGGGGAAGTGGCCTGTAAAGCCACCCGCTTCAGAGTTGAAAGCGCTTGAGCGTGAACAAAAGCTTGCTGAGGCGATGCCTAAGACTGATGCTGTAATACTCGCGGTGCTGGAGCAGTTCAAATCCATGGCTAAATCGGGCACAAATATTACGAAAGATTTGTCTGATGTTATTAAGCAGTGCGACAAGGCGCAAGCAATAAAATGAAAGCAATAAAAGCATTAACAATGTATCTACTGGGCTTTGTTGTCGTGCCGGTACTCTGCCTTGTGACAAAGCAAGGCGCGAATAGGTGGCGCTGGCTGGATGCCATCTACGGCAATAAGGTGGACAGCATCAACGGCGACAGTGCATACAGAGCAAAGGTAGCTACTGCACGCCGTTTCCGTTGGTGCCAGTTGCGTAATCCCATTAACAACTATCTAAGAGCACTCGGGCCAAATGGAACAATACAGTACATCGACATATATAGCCCCTATGCCATGTCCATTACTGTGGGCGGGGAGCATTACAGGTTTTCACAGACTACTATCATCCCCGGCAAGCTGCACTGGTGGTGGGGCTATAAGCTGTTGGATGACCCGCGCACATACTCTAAGCTGGACATAGGGCACCACTTTGAAAATCAGATGATACTGTGGCCATTGAAGAATAAGAGGATTAGAAATGGGCATTAAGGTTATTAAACGGGATGGGTTTCCTATCCTTCCAAGCATGGCGGCCATAACTATAGGAACGTGGGTGTTCATGCGCCCTAGCGCCACGCCTGATGTGCTGCCCCATGAGAAGGTTCACGTTAAACAGTTCAGGAAGCAGCCGTTTACATTCTGGCTGCGCTACCTGTTCAGCCGCAATGCTAGGCTGCACTATGAAGCGGAGGCGTATGCCGAGTCTATTAACAATGGGCTGGCACTCACTACGGCAATCCAGTATCTAGTCAGCGCGTACTATCTTGACATAGATGTAGCAACAGCCAAGGCGGCACTGTTGCACTATATCCGAAAAGGAGAGGCTGATGGAGCAGCTGGATAAAGAGGAGCGTAAGAGGCTTATGCGCGTGCTGGATAAGTACGATGCGCTGGAGTCGATGGTGCAGGGTCACCATAAGCGACTAAAGGATATTGACGAGTGGCTGCACTTCCCACCAGACATCGGCCCGGCAGACCACATAACAGACCATGTGGCAAACAAGCTGTCCAGAATTCGCAAGGGAGACCTGACCGCATTTATTGTGCGCTCTACGATATGGACGGCAATTCTAGCAGCGGGCACACTTATTATGATAGGAGTAAAGCAGTGGATTTTCAGACAATAATACCAGACATCGGCATGGCGCTGTCAGATAGCAGCATGGTAGCGGTGTCAGGGCTGTGCTTACTGCAAGCCTTGAAGTTCATCTCACGCGCTAAAGATAATGCTGCGGCACATGACAAGGACGCAGTAGTGCAGCAGCACTTCCTTGAACATTTCCTCGCCTGCATTGTAAGTATTGTAGGAGCAGGCATTACACTTGCTGCCTCTGTCGCCCACCTAGTAGAGCAAAACATCCTACTGTCCAGTGATGCTTCACTGCGTACGATTGAGTATTTTCAGGACATCGGCTGCGGCATGATAATCGTGTCAGTAGTATTCTTCATGATGC